AAATTGGTAAAGATGATATTATAAAGCATGAAATAGTAGTTAAGTTTAACTGCTATTATGATAAAAACACTTTACCAAATGGAGCATAACTATGACACAATTATCAAAACATTTTAGTCTTGAAGAAATGACTAAATCATCAACAGCATTAAGAATGGGGATAGATAATACCCCTAATGAAGAACAGATAGAAAACCTTAAGGCGATATGTGAGAACATATTAGAACCATTAAGAGAATATTATGAGTCCAGACCTATAACAATAACATCTGGATTTCGTAGCCCAGAACTTTCAGAAGCAATTAAATCTTCAAGACAATCTCAACATTGTAAAGGAGAAGCTTGTGATTTTGAAATAGCAGGGTTTGACAATAGAGAAGTTGCGGCACACATAAAAAACAACTTTGACTTTGATCAACTTATAAGCGAATACTATATTTCTGGTGTTCCTGATTCAGGATGGATTCATGTATCTTTTAAAAAATCTGATAATAGAAAACAATCTTTAATAAAAAATAAAGGTGAAGGTTATATTGAATGGCGATAGATAAATCTAGTATGAAGTGTAATAGTCCTAGAAGACAAATATCTGGAGGAAAAAAGTTTGTTGTTAAAGCTTGTAAAGGTGGTAAAGAAAAGATTATTAGGTTTGGGGATGCTAATATGAAAATTCGTAAATCAAATGCGGCAGCAAGAAAAAGCTTTAGAGCTAGGCACAAATGTGCTACAGCTAAAGATGTCTTCAGTGCAAGGTACTGGAGTTGTAAAAACTGGTAAAAAAAAGGAGAAAACTATGTACGGAAAAAAACCAATGAAAAAAAAGAAAAATAAAAAAAAGAAAAAAAATAAAAAAAAAGTAAGATACTAGGTGTAGCTTAAAATAAGCTGGGTTGTTGGAGGGATAACAAGGAGATAATATGCCAAAAGGTAAAAACAAAAAGTATAGTAAGAAACAAATGAAGATAGCAAGAATGGCTCCACCATTTGATAAAATCACTGGTGCAGACTTTGCTATGCTCAAGAAAAAAAGGAAGAAAAAATGAAACAATTAACTAAAAGACAAAAAGATACTTTAAAAAGACACAAGAAACATCATACAGCTAAACACATGACTATAATGAGAAAAGCTATGAGAAAAGGTAAAACTTTTGGACAAGCACATAAAATGGCTATGAAGAAAGTTGGAAGATAATTATGGCTAAACTTTGTCCAGCAGGTAAAGCGGCAGCGAAACGTAAATTTAAAGTTTACCCATCCGCATACGCAAATATGTGGGCTAGTAAATACTGCAAAGGCAAAGTTGGTAAAAAGAAAAATAAGAAAAGAAGATGAGCTTAAGAAAATGGACACAACAAAAATGGGTTGATGTTGCCAATAGAAGATCGGATGGTTCATATCCTCCATGTGGTAGAAGCAAAGGTGAGAAAAGAAGAAATTATCCAAAATGTTTACCGATAGCCAAAGTCAGATCAATGACTAAATCACAATTATCGGCCGCTGTATCAAGAAAAAAGAAAGCAGAAAGAAGACCAAGAAAAGGTAAAAAACCAAACTATGCGAAAACCTAAAAAGACTTGGAAGAAAAATACAAGGATCATAAGAGATGTCGGTCTTTGTAAATATTGTAATAAGATGATTGTTTCTGATGAACCTTTTGTAATCTTTGCTACCAAAGAACCTGCTCATTATTCTTGTATGAAAAAGGATGATGAGGAAAGACAATTAGAGATTGAATCTAAAAAAGAAAACTAATATATTATAAGTGCATACCTTGAGTTAGGGATGTACCTTGTTCTTAGGACACCCCTAGCTCCCATTAATTAAATTATTTTTTCTAACTTTTCTATAATCACTTGATCTTCAACTGCTTGTGGATCAGGATAATACTTTGCATTTTTTATCTGATTACCTCTATGCAGTTCTGGTGGATTATCTTTATATGTAAAATTACTTATACCTTTTACAATATCAAATCCCTCAAAAAAATATGTGATTGAAACTTGCAAAGCTTGTGCTAAATAAATTAGCTTTGCTGATGATACTCCATTAGTACCTTTCTCATATTTTTGTATTTGTTGAAATGAAGTAGGTAAAAAACAACCAAGCTCAGATTGAGTCATTTGCAACTCAATTCTTCTTTTTCTTATTCTTGCTCCAATATGTTTGTTTACTACAACTTCTTTCTGTATTTGTGCTTTTGCCATAGCGATAGGTTTCCTTTCTTCTAGTTTTACTTTTTACCTTTAGAATTTCTTTCTAGCTTGAAATTCTAATTTGTTTATTTTGCTCAGATAAAATTTGATTACTGATTACAGCAATCTGATTTTTCTTTTTCTGAACAAGAGCTTTAGCTTTCTGCATTACCCTAACTGCTCTCTCCAGTCTTTCCTGAGCTTCCTTTACCCTCTTTGGATCGTAGTCCATGTTTATCCTCCAACTTAATGTTAGACTTCAAGAACCTCTTACTAACAATCTTAGCAACAGGTTCTCCTATTGCGTCTTTGTTATCAACAGCATCTTGAACACTGTTGAATTTTTCTTCAACAACTACCACAACTTCATAAGTTGATAACTTATTACAACTCATAGTAATTATTGACTTTAAATTTACTATTTTTAATTGATTTTGTCAAATGATACTTTCTCATAAACACATCCATCTCTTTGACCAAGCCAAGCTTAACAGCATTTTTCATAAGAATACCAATCCTTTGTTTAGATAAATTTAAAGCTTCTCCAATTTCAATTAGTCTAGGATAAGCTTGTTCCTTTTTATGGTACTCTATCATAAAATCAATAATTTGTTTAATTTTTGGACTATAAAATACTTTATTTCCCATTCTCATCTTTCTCTATTTGCTTCACCATATCATCTAATAGATCACAATAACCCTTGATGTCTGCAAATGTGTCAGGTTTATGAAGTATTGCTTTGCTGCCGTCTTCTATTGTTCTTGTAAGTTTTAACACAATCATAAGTTGAGGTACAATAGTTATAGGTACTTTTAACTTTTGTTTATTCACAACCTCCAACACTGACTTTATAAACTTTGCTATAATGTAAGCATTGCTTTCAAAGTCTCCATATTCTTTCTGTTTTCTTTTTAATAATTCTTTTGTTAATTTAGTTCCTATATCAATCCATTTGATATTGTCGTCTTTGCCCATTGTCCATCCTTTGTTTTACAGTAATACATAAATATTCTTTTACCTTTATACATAACACCATGATCGTAAGTTATGCTTGTATGTGTTTCTAAAGCTTCCTGACAAGTCGTAAAGTCTTTTACTTTTATTTTGTAAAAGTCATAGCTTGTTGCAGATGTTGTAAAGAACAAATACAAGAAAAAAGTTTTCATAATAAAGGGTGCTGATTTTTTTTTACCGATTCGAATAGGGAGGAAAAAATGACCCAGCACCCCTACTACAAGTTATACTTTTGGTTTTCTAACTTGTAATTTATGAACCTCTTTACCATCATCTTTACGATTGATGTATTCTGTTAAGTTTATTTGTTCACCTTTTTTGTAGTCTTTATCTACTTTAAATGAACCCCAGAATTTATCAGGGTTTTCATTATCCCTGTTCATATATCCTGTTCCTTCTTTTAATACAAAATCACCCATGTTTATCTCCTATTTGTTTTGAGTTTTGTTAGTTTATTTTCACAAGCTACAAGTCTTTTACCTATTTCACTTCTAATAAAATTCTCATAGTTGTTTCTGTTGTCAGATTTAAATTCCATTATTAATTTTTTAACAGTGGTCAAATCTGGTTTCTTAGATGATAGATGAACCTCAATAACTTCAATTCTATTACCTAAAGAAATTTGTTTTTTTGTCATACCTACTTCTTTTGCTGTTGCTTTGTATAGTGGATCAGCATTATAGCCGTCCTCACTATCCTTTGCTTCAACCTCATCATCTTTCATTCCAGTCTTAAGATTTAGAGCATTTAAAAAAGCATACTTTCTTGCATAAGACATACAGTTTCCAGAACCATATTTATCTGTTTTTGCAATAGCATGAGTTTCAATTTCAATAAAAGATTTTGGATTATCTACATCTACAATAGTCATCTTACAAGTTGTTTGCACAAACATATCTTGTATGTTGAAATCTTTGTAAGTGCAGTATGGATATAAACCATTTTTAATTAAAGCTTCCATAGCAACACCTTGTACTGCGTCATGCTCTAATGGGTTAAAATTCATACCACCTTTTTTTTCTGTCTTCTTAACCATTCTTGCTTCTTCTGAAGCAGATTTTAATTTTTGATAAATGTTTTTAGTCAAATTGTTCCTTCCCTTCCTTTTGCATTTCCAATGATTTCTTCTTGTTCCTTTTTCTTTTCTTCATCATAAACTTGCTTTGCTTTATCCTTAA